GGCATGACATGGGACAATCACGGCGATTGGCACATAGATCACATTAAGCCGTGCGCAGCTTTTGACCTAGCCAATGAGGACGAGCAACGCGAGTGCTTTCACTACTCAAACTTGCAGCCGCTCTGGGCAATCGAGAACATGAAAAAGGGAGCAACATGGAACGAAATTTGATGCGTTCTCCTCACCTTCCTCACCTTAAAATCCAAGGTGAGGAAGAGGTGAGGAAGTGAGGAAAAAAGCGCCTGAAATTCTTCCTCCTCACCTCCTCTATGTATATGCATAGAGGTGAGGAGGGGAAGTGAGGGCTTCGGTTCAAGGTGAGGAAGATTAGTGAGGATTGAAAGATGAAGCAGACTAAAAGACAAAAGAAGTCGGATCGGATCTTACATGGCAATCAGAGCAAGGATGCCATCATGTGCGATTACGCAGTTGCCCCGGTTGACAGGCTGGTGATCGAGATGGATCGGAAGTGGGGGACGGATAGGCTGCCCGAGCTGGTAGATGTCAAGACGGCCCAGAAGTATGGCAGTGCGGTGGCTAAGATGAATGCGGCTCTGGCAGACAATGATGTGGAAGAGTGCAGGAAACGCTGTGAGGTTGTTGTGCGGGGGTTGCAGGCAATGGATCAAGAAGCCGAGCGTGTGGGCGCTCAGAAGGCGTGTACGGATGTCTGGGAGGTTGAGGTGGATGGCGAGCTGTTCGGCATCATGCGTGACGGTAGAGGCTGGCGTGCGATCAAAGAGCAGCGGCCTGAGCTGGAGTTGCTGACGCTGCGAGAGGTTGCGTTAGCTTATCGTTATTTTCGGGAGCATTGGATGGGTGAGCTGGAGAAGGCTGCCAAGCAATCATTCCCTGGGGCAGAAGTCATCGACATCAAAGGAAAAACATTTGATGATCCGATCCCTTGGTGATAACGTGATGGCACCTGATGGCGCAGAGCTTTACCCATTTCCTTCTGCGCAATCTGCCTCACTGAACTGGCCCAGCATTGCGCTGGGCCTTTTTTGTGGTACAGTTACGAAAAGACATTGAGGGATAACATGGCAAAGAAACCTGTAAAGATTAACGCAGACCTGATGCACAAGATTGCAGACAGGTTGGCTATTGGCGAAACACTCAAGGACATACTGAAGTCTAGCAACATGCCGACATACCAAGGTGTGATGCAAGCTGTGTTGCGTGATGAAGAGCTGTACGAGATATATCGTCGGGGCCGCGTGATGCAGAGTGAGTATCACACAGACCAGATCATCAAGTTGGCACAAGAGCCGTTACCTTCATTTGAAGATAATAGGCTAGCCAATGCAGAGGTTCAGCGGCGTAGGCTTGAGATCGACAGCTTGAAGTGGACGCTAGCACGCAACATGCCGTGGGGTGTACGCGACAAGAAAGAGGATCAACCACAAGCCCAAACGTTTACAATCAGTTGGGCTGGCGGCGATGTCGCGGTCAATGCAATACCTGACGATGAGCAGGAAGACAGCAAGCAGGCGACAAAGCACTGATGCCAAATCATGTGTATACGACACATCCTGTCATTGACAGCTACGCGCGTGAAGCTGGCTGGCTGGACTGCCTCGAAGTCGGGGCGATCAGGCAGGGCAACCACTACATCTTGTGGTTTGCATTTACTGCATGGCTGCGCTGGATATTTTCTTCAGCAATATCAAGGGCTTGCAAGAGTTTTAACATAATAGCTGTTATACGACTGCCGATAAGCTATGCATTTTGCGCAACCCAGCACCCCCACCCCCCGAAAAACCGCCCGCCGCTATATGCGTATATATCACCTATGGGAGCGGGATGTTGACTGAGCCTCTGACTGCCGAACAGCATGCACTACTCAACCACCTAGAAGCCTTGCGCCACGGCATCCTCATATCTCCCTCGATGTCAAAGCAGCTTGAATGTGCGATATTGCTTATTGATGTATACGAGGCTATCTTGGAGAAACACGGGATACTGATTTACGAAGATCAGGAAGAGGTCACAGAGCATTGACGCATATTGAGATACCGTATGAGCCGAGGGAGTTGCAGTTAAAGCTGCACAACGAGATGCAGGCAAAGCGTTGGGGCGTTGTTGTCTGCCACCGCCGCTTTGGCAAAACGGTCTGGGCGATCAACCATATCTTGCGGGATGCTTTGATGTCGGCGAAAGACAACCCCCGGTTTGCCTATATGGCACCCACCTATCGTCAGGCGAAGAATGTAGCGTGGGATTATATAAAACAATTTGCGGGCAAGATCCCGAATGTGAAGTTTCACGAGACTGAATTGCGGTGCGATCTGCCAAACGGCGCGAGAATATCGCTGCTTGGCGCTGAGAACCCAGACAGCCTGCGCGGTATTTATCTTGATGGCTGCGTGATGGATGAGGTTGCCGACATGCCAGAGAATGTATTCCCTGAAGTGATTCGGCCTGCGCTGTCGGATCGCAAGGGGTGGTGCGTGTTCGTTGGCACTCCGAAGGGCCACAATGCTTTTTTTGATAAGTATGAGGAGGCGGCTGGGAACCCAGATTGGCTGGCTGCTGTGTACAAGGCGAGCGAGACAGGCATTTTGGATGACGAGGAGCTTGAGGCTGCTCGGGTTATGATGACTGCCGATCAGTATGCGCAGGAATTTGAGTGTTCATGGAATGCGAATGTGCCTGGTGCGGTTTACGGTAAAGAGATGGAAGTTGCTCAGATGGATGGTCGGATTACGAATGTTCCGTATGATCCGAGTGTTCGTGTTGATACATGGTTTGATCTAGGCGTTGGCGACAGCACTGCGATATGGTTTACGCAAACGGTTGGGCGTGCTATACATGTTATAGACTTTTATGAAGCTCGAGGTGAGGGGTTGCCTCACTACTGCAAGGTTTTGAACAGCAAGGGGTATCTATATAAGGATCACAATGCCCCGCATGATATTGAGGTTCGGGAGCTTGGGTCTGGGAAGAGTAGGAGAGAGGTTGCTTGGGATTTGGGGTTGAACTTCCGCGTTGTTCCTAAGCTGCCAGTTGAGGATGGCATACATGCGGCACAGATGTTGTTGCCGCGTATTTGGTTTGATAGAGAGAAGTGCAAGCATGGCTTGGAATGTCTTAGGCAGTATCACAGAGCGTACAACGAGCGCACTAGAAGCTTTAGGGCATCGCCTGTCCATGATTGGTCATCGCATGCTGCGGATGCTTTCAGGTATTTGGCAGTCGGCATTCGAGAGGATCGAGGACGCATGGCTGCGCCTCAAGCAAAGGCGGTGATGGATTATGATCCATTTGCGGCGTAAAAATGGTTGAGTATTGGGAAGCTGGCTCAGAAGATTTTGGCTTGGTGCATCAGCTTGGCTTATTGATGCACCAAGAAAGCTCATATTCAAAATTAAAGTTTAGCAAAGACAAACTGCTTGATACATTTGATATGTATTTGCATGATGATAATAAAGTTGTGTTTATTGCTGTTGATGGGGATAAACCTTTAGGATTGTATGCTGGATACATTTCTGAGTATTACTTTAGTGAAGAACTTGTTGCAAATGACATTGCGTGGTTTGTTGTTCGTGAAAAAAGAGGGACACGGATTGGCTTGCGTCTTTTAGATTGCTTTGAGCATTGGTCAAAAGAAAGAGGCGCATCAGAAATTAGGATAGGCTATAGCACTGATATAAACCCTGCTGCATTTGATAGTTTGATGAAGAAACGCAAATATAGTATGGTGGGTGCAAATTATCGTTTGGAGAGCTAGTATGTTTGGCGTTTTTAAGCATTTAAACTTTTGGGAAGCTGTTGCTTTAGCCAAGGATAGCGGCGGTGGCGGCGGCGGCAGCGATGATAAGCCTAAGCGCCGTCCTAGCGGTGGCAAAGGAACAAAGCCAACTGTTAAGAGTACAGCGTCTAGTTTAGCAACTGACATTAAGATGGGGCTGTCCACATTTGGTCAGAGTAAAGAGCAGCAAGCTCAGACGTTCCGTGATGAGGGATATAGCGAAAGAGCGATCCAGAGTTATCAGGAGCGCTCGGCTGCAAGTCTGGCGAGAGCGAAAGCTGAACAGGATAGAATTTCTAAAAGCGACAGCGGCAGCAGTTCAACAACCACCACAGACACAAGCACAGGCACAGACACAGACACCACAGCTACAACAACTGGCACTGACACTGTGCTAGACCAAACAACAGACGCGGCGTTGGATGCTGTCGAAGACATTTCAACGCAGACATTTACAGACAGCGCAGACTTTACTGGCAATGTGACGGCTGGCGCGTCTGTCGGCACGGCTGCTGGCGGTGTTGAGCAGTATGAGGCAGCCAAGGAAACATCTGTTGGTCAGGCAGAGGACGAAGCTTTGGAGTTGATGAAAAAGGGCCGCCGATCAACAATTCTAACAAGGTCTGGTGGGCTTCTTGGTCCTGGCGAGGGAGAGGGCAAGACCCGCCGCCGCCGTTCATTGATTGGTGGATGATATGCTGATTGAGAAAAAGAAGTTGACGAATATAGCTGGACTGATGGGCGGCAACGCTGCCCAGCCTGCCGCGATGTTGGGGCAGGCGACAGTTGATCCGTTAGAGCGTGCGCAGCAGAAAATGGCTGGACGGACGCAGGGTGGCGCGTTGGCTGGCATTCAGGACAAGAAGGTGCGCCCCAAGCGCACGTTAATGACAAATTATGGGATAGGCTAATGGTACAAGTTAATCCGCTCGTTGCGCGTTTAGACAAAAGATATAAGACGTTGCAATCGCAGCGGACAAACTGGGAAAAGCACTGGCAGGAGCTGGCAGACTTCATGTTGCCGCGCAAGGCTGACATTACCAAGAAGCGAACGCAGGGCGACAAGCGAACCGATTTGATTTTTGACGGCACGGCGATCCACGCTGTTGAACTGTTGGCATCTAGCCTGCATGGCATGCTGACATCTCCAAGCACGCCGTGGTTTTCAATGCGGTATCGTGATCCGGGCTTGCAGCGCGATGACGCTGCGAATGAGTGGTTGGAGCTGTGCATGGATCAGATGTATCAGCATTTCAATCGGTCTAACTTCCAGCAAGAGATCCACGAGCTGTATTATGATCTAGTAGTGTTTGGCACTGGTGCGTTTTATGTTTCTGCTGAAGAGGATGGCTTGCGGTTTGCGTGCCGTCACGTTGCAGAGATTTGCATTAGCGAAGACCCTAATGGTCGTGTTGATACAGTGTATCGAAAGTTTAAATTGTCTGCGCGTGCGATTGCGATGCAGTTCCCAAAGGCGAGCTTGCCGCGCAGTGTTGCAAAAGATCTAGAGGAAGACCCTTATAAAGAGCATGAGGTTATTCATGCGGTATTCCCTCGGGCAGAGGCGAAAGGCAAGCTGGCAAAGCAGAAGCCTGTGGCTTCTGTTTATTATTTAGCTGACAAGAGAGAGCTGCTGTCGGAGGGTGGCTTTGATGAATTTCCGTTCATGTGTCCGCGGTTTGTCAAGGATAGCGTAAGCACTTATGGGCGTTCGCCTGCCATGACTGCCTTGCCTGACGTTAAGATGCTAAACAAGATGTCTGAGACAACAATCAAGGCAGCGCAGAAGCAGATTGACCCGCCACTGATGGTGCCTGATGATGGATTTATGATGCCAGTGCGTACAACGCCGGGTGCATTAAACTTTTACCGCTCTGGCACGAGAGATCGTTTGGAACCGTTGAACATCGGCGCAAACAATCCCTTGGGCTTGAATATGGAAGAGCAACGCCGCAATGCTATTCGGCAGGCGTTTTATGTTGACCAGTTGTTGTTGGGCCAAGGGTCTAACATGACTGCGACAGAAGTATTGCAGAGGAACGAAGAGAAAATGCGGCTGCTTGGGCCTGTCCTTGGTCGCCTTCAAGCAGAACTGCTCCAACCGCTTATTTCTCGCTCCTTTGCATTGCTCCTTCGGGCGGGCCTTCTCCCAGCGCCGCCCGAGGAGCTTCAAGGTCAGGACATCGACATAGAGTATGTTTCACCTCTTGCCAAGGCTCAGAAGCTTACAGACTTGCAGGCGATGCTGCGCGGGTTTGAAATCTTGTTGCAAGTTAGCCAGGTTGCGCCTGTTACGGATTACTTGGATGGCGATGCGATGGTGCAGTATTTGGTTGAGACTGCTGGCCTGCCAGCGCGTGTGATACGCGGCACGGCAGAGGTAGAAGAGGTGCGCCGTCAGCAGGCCGAGCAGGCAGCGATGCAGCAGCAGATGCAGCAAGAGATGATGGCGGCTGAAGCAGGCGGCAAGATTGCCCCGCTGATTAAGGCTGCCCAAGAATGAAGAAGGTTGAAGATTTAAAACTAGCCTATCGGCGCACGTTCAATACAGATGACGGTGCGCAAGTATTGAGTGATCTCAAGACCCGATTTGGGTTTGAGGCAACCACGTTTTCTGGCGATCCTTATGAAACTGCATTTAATGAAGGACAACGCGCGGCTGTGCTGCTGATCGTCAGAATGTTGTCCGAAGAGAAGGATAAAGTATGAGCGAAGAGGCAATCCAAGATAGTGGATCTCAAGAGGCTGTTGCAGAGGCACCAGTTAGCTTTTTGGAAAGTTTACCAGAAGACTTGCGCAATGAGCCAAGCTTGCGCACGTTCACTGACCCCGGAGCATTGGCAAAGAGTTATGTAAACGCCCAGCGCATGATTGGCGCTGACAAAGTGGCGCGTCCCGGCAAGAGCTGGACGGATGACCAGTACAGTGAGTTTTACAGCTCCATTGGTCGCCCAGACAGCGCAGATGGGTATGAGTTTGATGTTTCTGGCGTAATGTCAGATGAAGAGGCATCAAGCTTTAGGCAGGCTATATTTGAGGCTGGTTTGCAGCCACGGCAGGTGAGCAGGCTGGAAAGATTTATCAATGAGCTTTCTGACAGCGCTCAGACAGCCACGCAGACGCGCACAGAAGAGGCTGTGTTTGAGGCAGAGCAACAATTGCGCTCTGAGTTCGGACAAGCGTTTGAGCAGCGTATGGGGCTTGCTCAGAGCGCTGCACGCACATTGTTGGGCAACGAAGGCATGGAGATGTTTGAGAATGTTCAGTTGTCTGATGGTCGGATGCTTGGCGATCACCCTGACGTTGTTCGGATGTTTGCAAACCTTGCAGAGCAGATCGGCGAAGACAATTTGGTTGGCGAGCCGACAGAGTTAATAATGACCCCCGAGGAAGCGAAATCTCGTATATCAGAGATGACTAGACGAGATGGCCCTTATTTTGATAAGATGCATCCAGAACATGATGCATACATTGAAGAGGTGTTGCGTCTTCGAGAGTTCTTATAGTGGATAACCGTATGGCCCACGAATAAGCTTGTACTCAAGTGGAGTAGCTGCCCTAAGCAGTAGCACGGCCCCGCAAGGGATAACCAAGCGCAGCAAAAACTGAAACTTAGCTAGGAGGTGACAAGATGTCCACCGAAGTAACTACAGCTTTTGTCAATCAGTTTTCATCAAATATCCAGATGCTGTCACAGCAAATGGGTTCTCTGCTGCGTAACGCGGTAGATGTTGAAAGCGTAAATGGCGAAAAAGCTTTCTTTGATCAAGTTGGTTCAGCGGCAGCGCAGTTGCGTACAACCCGCCACGCCGACACACCATTGATCGACACTCCACACTCACGCCGCATGGTCACAATGGCTGACTATGAGTATGCAGACTTGATCGACGATCAGGACAAAATCCGCATGCTTGTTGATCCGACATCAACTTACTCACGCGCAGCAGCCGCTGCGATGGGTCGCGCGATGGACGATGTGATTATCACAGCCGCGTTGGGCAATGCGTCTACAGGTAAAGAAGGCACAACAACAACAGCATTTGACAGCAACAACCAGATCGCAGCAGCGACATCTGGCTTGACGCTTGCAAAGCTTATCCAAGCAAAAGAAATCTTGGATGCTGGTGATGTTGATCCATCAATCCCACGTTA